GAAAAAGTTGACACAACCAACATGGATAAGGTACAATTAGATAAGATGTTGTTCATAGTAGACAAACTAACAGAAGGGACAAGTGATGATAGTAGGGGTTCAGGGAACGCCTAACTTCAATAACTACAATATCTTTCTTAGAGCAATGGCTGTAGCCTTGTCAGAATTAAAACCAGAAGAGAGAGAATTTAATCTTTATTCTGCTGGACCAAATAAAGTAAATGACATGGCAATGGAATTTGTAAATCTTTCTGAAAGAGGAATGAAGTCTAGAGGAAGATCTATAAAACTATTTAGGGTAACTCCTCAATGGCTTGAAGAAAATATTAATAGTTTTGATCATTTTGCTTTTGTTTCTAATCCAAAAGAAAGAGTATCAAACTTAGTTGGTCTGTCAAAATCAAAAAATATTAGCACAAACATATACAACTTCTAAGGAGTATAAAATGAAAACAGTAAATTCTCTTGAACAAATGGAGACAATCATTTCCAAGAACAAAAATTTGTCTTGGGATGGGTGGAATGTTGTTGAAATGATAAAGTCAGATAAGGCTTTAACATCAAAGTACGGAGCAAGAAAAGATGGCGCTTGGTACTTGAAAAAAGTTTTTGTCGTTTCTAGAAATGGATGGGAAATACCTGACAAGTATGTAGCATAAAAATGAATAAGTATGAGTGGAAAGACAATGCTTCATGCCTAAATTATGACACAAATGTTTTTTTTGATAAATATGAAGAGGACGAACTTCTAAGGCCTGCTGTAGACCTATTATGTTCTAAGTGTCCAGTTAGAAAAGAATGTTTCTCTGTTGGAATTTCTGGTAAAGAATGGGGAGTTTGGGGTGGGGTATACTTAGAGGGTGGAGAAATATCGAAAGAATTTTCTAGCCACAAAACAAAGGGTGACTGGGGAACAACATGGCAGTCTCTTACAATGGAGTAGTATGTATACAGACGCAATGAAAAGAGCATTTCGATCAATTTCTTGTCCTAAAAATTTTTCTTTACAAATTATAGACAATGATCATTTTTTAACAGTCAAGGCTAGAGAAAAAGATTTTATGTCTTTAGAAACTGTAGAGATGAAAAGAGAGGCCATAGAGTATATGATTCGTGTCAAAAAGGCTTTAGAGGATAACGGCGCTATAGTTCTTTTGGTTAGAGAAGGAGGAAAAGAGTTATGATAGAATCAATTCTTATTTTTATATTGTCTTTTCTTACACCTTTGTTTTTATTTCTTTATTTGAAAGAAAGAAGAAATAGCAATGCCATTCTTGCTAATACTGTAAAACTTTTAATACATCAGGAACAACAGTTTGAGGCAAAAAAAACAGACAAAGAAAAGGCAAATGAGGATTTTTTAAAATTTGTTTCAGATTCTCGTGATTTAGCATACAAATACATCGAGTCTGTTCAGGCTGGGCTAAATAAATTTGTTGAAGAAGTAGAGCCACAATTAGATTATTATGATAGGTATGGACCTGCTGTAGAAGGAATGGTAGCACCACACGATCTTGCTTTAAAAAAAATATCTTCAGAGTTTAAGGAATTAAAAAAATTTTTACCAGAAAATAATGAGATATAAAAATGAAAGAAATATTGCTATCACTATCAGTAGGACTTACTTTAGGACTAATTATCCTATCAATAAGCGCAATATCCCCAGTTAAGATTCCAATCCCAGCCCCTCCAGTATTCGCTGGCGTTGCTGGTATAATTGGATTATGGCTTGCTCAACCAGTTTGGGTAGCCATAGCGAAGTTCATATCCTAGGAGGAATAAAATGAATGAACAAATTAAGGCAGCACTAGCGTCTTATGGACGATCAGTACTTGGAGCAGCAACAGCAATGTATGCTTCTGGCGTAACAGATCCGAAGACACTAGCATACTCACTACTTGGCGCACTTGTGCCAGTTGTATTGAGAGCAGCAAATCCAAATGACACAGCGTTTGGTCGCCTACCATCTGTAGAAGATGTAGACGCTGCAGTTAAGTCTGCAAAGATTGTAAAGAAGCCTGCAAATAAGACTTCAGTAAAGAAGGCTCCAGCAAAGAAGAAATCTTCTGGTGGCGGAACTCCAGCAGATCATTTATAAATTAAAATCATAATGGGGTATTGGAAATAATTCCGTACCCCATTACGCTTAATATGCTGTATAATATAATTAATTATGAAAAAAATAGCAATACTTTATATGTTTCAACAATTTAAAAAAATATTTAAGAAAAAGAAAAAAACAAAAGGATTCATATATTAATGAAGGTAATAAACAATGATCATTCTTGGAATTAATGAAACATCTCATGATGCATCAGTATCTTTAATAAAAGATGGAGATATACTTTTTGCTGCCCACGCTGAAAGGTATAGCAAGAAGAAAAATGATTGGTACAATAATGAAAACATATATAAAGATATGTTTAATTATGGAACACCAACACATATAGCATATTACGAACAGCCTCAATTAAAAAGATCTCGCATATTTTTAAGAGGAGGGGCTGCAGACTGGAAGCCAAATATTCCAATTGATCTACCAGTTAAACACTTTAATCATCATTACTCCCACGCATGTGCTGGATACTATACAAGTAAGTTCAATGATGCAGTTATAGTTGTACTAGACGCAATTGGAGAGTATAACACCTCAAGCATTTGGATAGGTGAAGGTTCAAATATAAAATCTGTTCATAAAAAAAATTATCCATTTAGTTTTGGATTATTTTATTCAGCATTCACGCAATTAGTGGGTCTAAAGCCCAATGAAGAAGAATACATATTTATGGGTATGGCTGCATATGGAGATTGGGCAAAATATTTTCTTAAAGTAAATGAATATTTTCCAGATTTACAAAAACAAAAATACAACTTTCATCAAGGAATTTTAGATTGGAATATGCCTATTACTGAGCAAGATAAATTTGATATTGCAGCAGCAGTACAAAAGGTATATGAAAATAGATTAGTAAATTTTATGTCAATGGCACAAAAACTTACAGGAAAGCGCAATCTTGTGTTTATGGGTGGATGTGCCTTAAACTGTTCTGCCAATACCATGCTTTGGAAAATGTTTGATGATGTCTGGATCATGCCTAATCCAGGTGATGCAGGATCATCCCTTGGCGCAGCAGCAGCACTTTATGGAAAACATTTAAATTGGCAAGGCCCATATCTTGGCTATGATTTAGGCGGGGAATATCCAGTAAAAGAAATTATTACTAGTTTGATTAGAGATAAAATTGCAGCAGTAGCAACAGGAAGAGCAGAATATGGTCCAAGGGCCTTGGGCAATAGATCTATTCTTGCTGATCCAAGAGATCCATTTATAAAAGACAAGGTCAATCTTATTAAAAAAAGAGAATTATTTAGACCTTTTGCTCCAGTCGTTATGGAAGAGCATGCTGATAAATGGTTTGATATGAAATTTTCTTCTCCATATATGCAATATGCAGTAAAATGTTTGCAGGCAGATCGCATACCATCTGTGGTTCATAAAGATGGTACATCAAGAGTGCAGACGGTAAATAAAGAACAGCACACAGGACTGTATGAAGTACTATCCAATTGGTATGCCATTACAGGAGTTCCAGTATTATTAAATACAAGTTTAAATATAAAAGGTCAACCATTGCTTAATGATAAAAACGACATAAAAAAATGGCAAAGCATCTACAACAGTAATGTGATACAATAAATAAATGATTGGCGAATATAGTTTTCAAGACAGATTTTTATATAGATCTTTAAAAGAGATGAGTGGTTATGCTATGCCAAACCAAGATGCTGATTCTGTAAAAATAGAATATAATTTAAATTCCTATGGCTATAGATGTGATGAATTTAAAGATCAGGAGATATTAACTTTGGGATGTTCTCAAACAGAAGGACATGGTCTTCCAATAGATCTAACTTGGCCATATCTAATATCAAAAAAAATGAATAAAAACTATATTAATTTAGCAAAAGGTGGAGAGGGGGCACAGTCACAAGTAGTAAAGGCATTTAAATTTTTTGAAGAATTCTATCATCCTAAATATATATTTGCAGCATTTCCAATGGCAAGAATCGATGTCCCCCTAATTGGACTTACTACAAGAAATTCTAATAGGTCGCCTATGGATCCCAGGTTGAAAACGAGATTTCCTGAAGACAATAAGAATGAAGGGAAAATTAAAATAGGTAAAGCAATCCTTAATAATGGATTGCTTGAGAAATATTCTAAAGCGCCATATAAAATAGAAAGTGTTTTACCAGAAGAGTTTGCATTTTTTTATAATATTTTATTTATTAAAATTTTAATTCAGTATTGTGAAGCCAATGACATAAAATTAATATGGACTGACTGTAAAGATATAAAGTTAAATACTTCCTCATTAAAAGAATTTCATAATGGATATTTTGAAAGCCCATACCAAAATCAACCTATAGAAAAAAAATGCCATTCTGAATTTGCAGACAATCCTTTTTTTCATTATGCAGCAGACTACGACTATTGGCCGCCTGGACATTGGAATTTCCACACACAGATACATATGTCAGAGTCAATATACAGTATGATATAATTAATCTGTACCTGCCCAATGGGGGGTATAAATTGAACTCGCTTAACAAGGAGGAAATAATGGTAAGTTCATGGTCATTGGATCTTTTTAAAGATCCATTTTTTATTGGTTTCAACAGAGAGTTGGACCGTCTTTCAAATATCCATCGTGAGGCAACTCGTCAATCTTATCCACCATATGATGTGGTAAAACTTGATGAAGACACTTACAAACTATCTTTAGCCATTGCTGGTTTCAGTAAGAATGAGGTAGAGGTTTCTGTGGATAACGGAAGTTTAATTATCAAGGGTGAGAAAACCGAAGAGGACGTAAATAATGTCCTACATAAGGGTATCGCAACCAGAAAGTTCACACGCACCTTTGCTCTTGGAGAGTATATGGAGGTAGATCGTGCTGAAATGGCAGACGGTATTCTTAGCGTCTTTGTGGAAAGAAACATCCCCGAAGAAAAGAAGCCCAAAGCAATTAAAATAAATTAAATGATATAATAAAGTGATGTCGTTTGACATTAGCATAAATACACACCTGAGCATGTGTATAAACTGCTCAAAGAAAAGAGAAAAATGTACCTCTACACCAATAATTTTTTAACAGAAGAAGAAAAAATTTTTATTAGAAACAGATTATTAAATATTCCATATTATTTTTTACCATCTATTCGTGCTGCTAAAGATGAAGTAGTTGGCCTTATAGGTGAAAAATATTCTGATAGTGGCATTATGTGTAGAGAACCACTAGAACAAGATATTGTAGAATTTTTAATTAACAAATTTGCTCAAAAAAATAATATAGTAATAAAAGAAATATTAAGAGGAAGGTCTAATTTTACATTTAGATCTATTGATGAAAGACCAATGGAACCTCATGTTGATCTTAAAAGAATAAAAAAGAATTTTAATTTTGTATACTATGCAAATAATTCTGACGGAAACACCAATCTTTATAAAAAAAAATATACTGGAGAAAAAATAGATGGAGACAGTCTAGAATTATTTAAATCTTTTAGTCCAAAAGATGGGTATGCATTATTTTTTGATGGAGATATTTTTCATAATTGGGAGTATCCAAAAAAAAATGATTTCAGACTTTCTGTTGTTATAAATCTGACTTGTGATATTGATGAGTCTGTTATGAATAAAGTAAATTTTTAAACAATAAAACTATCTTGTCCACCATGACAAACTGTATCTTACGGTATCAAAAACCTCATTTACTCCATGTTCATATTCCTTATTTCCAGGATGCATTACTAATGATTTAGCCTTTGGTTTTATTGATAAATTTTTTTGTGGATAAAATATTTCTCCACCGCTATAGTCGTCATTTATATATACAACAAACCCATGTGTAATTATTTTTTCATTTGGATTATATTGTGGATGTTTTGGATGTATCTCGTCTGTATGAACTCCCAGTCCTGGACCAATTCTTCTTGATATGGAGTTTATTGGAAGATATTGAAAATCAACTATTTTATATTCTTGTGAAAATATATCTTTTGATCTATTCTGTATGTTGTCTAATAAATTCCTATAAAAATTATATTTTTCTTTAATGTTATCACTAGTAATCCTAAGTTGATTTCCGTACCATTCTTTTAAACCAGATCCATCGTTTGACCCATCCCATAGTTTAGGGTCAGAGTCTGCCAAATCCATGATATTTTTTACTTCATCATCACTTATAAAGTCATCTATTACAATAATCTCATTATTAAACGGCCTATGTATGTTCATAATACTATTATATCGTACAATAAAATATGGTATACTATTTGTTATGCCGTATCGTATAGGTGCTAAGGGGTCTAATGGTTGTTCTGGATACCCCGCTTTAAAGGACACAGGAGAGGTTATGGGATGCCATGAGACTCGTTCTGAGGCTGCAGCACAGATCTACGCCATAAACCGCTCTGAGGGCAATATAGGCAAGGCAATGGTTAAAGAAGGCGATATGGTAATGGCCCCACATGATGAGGAAATATATGTAGGTCGTGTTGTTCATGTTATGACAGAAGGAATGCTTGGAACTCCAGGATCTGAATATGCTCTTGAAGCAAGCCCAACAGAACCAGCCATACTAATACAACTTTTTGAAATGGAAGAGGGCGGTCTTGAAGAGACTGAATATTTTGTTGGAGCGAAAGCATCAGAGGTAATGGCAATGTCGTCATTAGAATCAAATGTAGGAATGGATAAAGCATACGAAGGATGCGGATGTCCAATGTGTAAAGAATTAAATGTAACATGTGAGCAATGTCCTCAATGTCAGTCTGGAGAAATGAAATCAGATTGCTGTGCTAATGTAAACAAACAAGCACCATGTTGGGATGGATATGTTCAGCGTGGTATGAAGCCAGGTGCAAATGGTAAGCCAGTTCCTAACTGCGTACCTGCTGCAAAGGCAGACGATCTTTGGGAAGATGACGATACAGTTGAGTATGATACAGACTCTGTATCCAAGGCAGAAGGGTATTCTCCACCTGCAGGAGCAAGGGCTGCTGCTCGCAAAGCAATTAAGTTTAAAGAAGATGGTAAGGCAAAAGGTGCAGGAACTTCAGTTGGATGGACTCGTGCAGGGCAGTTAGCAAGAGGAGAAACCTTGTCTCTTAGTACTGTTAAAAGAATGTATTCATACTTCTCACGACATGAAGTAGACAAGAAGGGTAAGGACTGGGGTAACTCAGCAAACCCATCAAACGGATATATCATGTGGTTAGCATGGGGCGGAGACGCAGGATTCTCCTGGTCAAGAGGCATTGTTAATCGTGAAAAAGATAAAGCATTGTTTGCTGATGTTTTTAGTCCTATTCAAAAACAATCAAAAACTCGTGGTAGCGGTAATGGCCTCATCTAAATCATCTGGAAAATATAGATCAAAACATCCATTTAATCCAATACAGATTAAAAATGGAATGGTGGTCCGTCTCAGGAAAGACGGGACTGTTAAAGCAATCCTTGGAAAGTATGGAGAGTACAACAAAAAGGATAATTAATGAAACAGTTAATACATTTTACCGCTGATTGGTGTCTTCCATGCAAAAGAATGAAGCCTGTTATAGATAAGTTTATTGATGAAAATAAGGATATAGAATATATAAAAATTGATGTAGATTCAGATTATAGGACTGCACAACTTTATAATATTCAATCAGTACCTACACTAGTATCAAAAATTGATGGAAAAGTTCATGACCGTGTTTCTGGACTTGTTTCTGAATTTGTAGTAAAATCACTTTTCGGATAATTTTTATTAAATAAATTAATTAATTGTTTTGTATATTTATCATAATCAATTTCAACAATAAGGTTTCCATCAATTAATTTATGAATTTTAATATCTTTCCCTATTTCAAATAATATATTTTTTATTTCATTTTCAATTTTATTCATAGTTATGATCCATAATAATTGTAGCCCTAGGCTCCGTCACTACTGCTTTATGGATAATTCCTCTGGGAGCAAAAACTAAATCTCCAGGTTTTATAATATATGATAAATAATCTTCTGTTTCAAATGAGTCATATATTCTCCATTCTAAAGTACCTTCGCACTGCAAAAGTACTACATCATGATCATCTTTGTGTATACTGTATTCATTGTCTCCAATTGCAAAAGTTACTATTGTTTTTATATTTGGAAAATTATGTCCACAAATATAGGATAGTTCAGAAATAATATTGTTATTTTCAAATAGTAAGTTTAACCTATAATTATCATTTTTATATGAAACAGCATGCATTATTTGTAAATCAAGAGGACTGTATGCTAAAACATCTTTGCTTTCATTAAGTCTGATTAAGTATCTACCGTCAACAAGAGTTGATTCTTTTCCTGAATTGTATTTATAATTTATATTGTTAATTATGTTTGTCCATTTTGGAACATTATTATAAAAATTTTTAATATGAAGTAAGGTGTTTGTTTTTCTACTTTGATTAATATCATTTTTTATTTTTGTTAAATACTCTGTAATCATAATATTATTATACACCAGAGCCTCCTGTAGGATTTGAACCTACGACAACCCGCTTACAAGGCGGGTACTCTACCCCTGAGTTAAGGAGGCAATCCTTCACGCTACTACGACTTTAGCAATAGCATTAATCGTTGCAGCAATTCTTCCAATATCACGAAGTTGTTCGGTTGTATACCCTTCCCTTTTTAAGGTTTCGTAATGAGCCTTAACGCAGAAATGACACTTGCCGATAATTGATGCTACTAATGCATATGCTTCAAACTTATCTTTTGTTGTACCGCCATGAGATGTAATAGCATTCATTCTAAGTTGTGCAGGTAGTCCAGTTAAATTGGGATCATCAGCCATCTCAGTGTATGGATACCAAACATTATTTTGTGCCATCAATGCTGCTGCAGTAAAGGCTGCATTTTTTTCTACCTCATCTGTAACACCAGCAGAAACCATAGCGACAATGTCCTGATTACCTGTTGCAAGGGCTGCTGCAAGTAGACTTCTATTGCAAGCACAGAGTTCTCCTGTTTGAAGAGCATCAAGAATACGCAATGTTTCTTCAGGACTACGACCAACATTTAGATTGTTGACTGTAACATGCTGAATAATATTGTCTGGATCAATAATAAAGGTTGCACGAAGGGCAACTCCGTCTTCATTGAGAACTCCAAGTTGTTCTGCTAAACCAGTGTACCCTTCATCATCTCCATTATATTGCCAATTGCGAACCTGGTCAGCAAAAGACCACGAGTTGGTTTTCTTCAGATCTTCATGGGCATTGCGCCACGCAACCTTACAGAATTCATTATCTGTTGATCCTGTCAGTAATACTGCATCACGATCATTAAAATCATTTACAAGTTTGTCATAAGCAACAATTTCTGTGGGACACACAAAGGTAAAATCTTTAGGGTAATACACAAGAACTTTCCATTTTCCTGGAAACCATTTCTCGTTTAATGTTTCAAAAACATCATCAGCACCATCTAGTCTTCCTGGCTTTACACCAACAATGCGAAACGGATTTAATTTATATCCAATTGTTTTCATTATATCTCTTTCTTTTAT